ATAAAGAAAAGAAAGGTCACGAAGACGCTACTAAGGCAGGGCGTGTTACTAAGCAAGCACCTGCTCGTCCTGGCGAAAAACGTGTCGGCGACACTAAAATTGTAAACCCAGTACAAGGAGCGGTAACGCAAACCACTGGCAAGGAATAATCTATGGCTAAAGTTCAAGATAAGAACTTTGACTTAGATAATGATGGGGTTATTACAGATCAAGACTTGGAAAGATCTGAACGACTCATGAACTTAGAGAATGAAGACAAGAAGCAAGACGCGCAGCGCCAGATGGCGTGGTTGGCAGCAATCTCAATGCCAATTTATGCCGTCTTGCCCCTCCTCCCATTTGTCCCAGTAGAAAGACTAAATACTCTGGCGTCGATGAGTGACATGCTGTTTCTGTCACAGGCATCGGTAATAGGGTTGTTCTTCGGAGCACAGGCATACATGTCTAAGAAATAACAAACGGGATATTACATTATGAAATTGTTTGAGGAGTTGAATGACAAAAACTTTGAGATGTTTGCTGTACGTCATTACTACAATCCTGTTTGTGCCGATCCGGAAGAATTCTACGAGGATCTTAATCGCTTCAAGTATCTGAAGCGACTCATCACACGCTACAAAGAAACAGGTAAACCATCGGTCAATCTCATCCTAAATCACCTAGTTGTGATTTTTAATGTTTTTGGTATTGACTCCGGTCTTAAAATGTTGCATCATAAGATCAAGAGAGATAGTGATTTCGAGATCATTAAACCTTTCTTACTCTATCTCAAGGTCATAGACAACACTAAATACCTTGGAATAGAAATGGATAAATTAATAATTGAAGAATTGAGGAAATTATAGTGTCATTAGCATCTAGAGCAGGTGATCTGTATTATTCGTTTCGGTTCGTTAAGTTACTGACAACACCGTTCGAACAAACAGAGGCATACAAGCTTGGGATCATTGACGAGAAAGGCAACCGCGTAAAATCAAAGAAGATATCGAGCAGCGAAGAGAAGTCTGCTTTCACCACCTTTCACCGTCTTGTTTTCAATATAAAGAAACTACTGGAAAAACTTCCTGGGGGTCAATCACGTTTAGCGTCCTACGCTGCAGCACTTTTCTTATTAAAAGAGAAGTATGATCTGTCAGACTCCACAGTTGACAATCTCATTGAGAAGTCTGGTCTCGAGATCATGGACTTCCTTGCTGAAAAATCAGAGTGGTATTTACTTCCAGACAAGCAACTCTCTCCTGGCGTTTATCGACTCCGCGAATCGAAACTCGACAACGTCAATTGTCAAGAAATAGCAAAACCAAAAGATAAGATTCGAATACATGCCGAGTCATACCCGATCGGTGATATATTCGGTTTAGATGTCTACGAAGCGACACACCTAAATACTAATCAAAAGATATATGTTGTGCTCGGAGAAATATACAAATGAAGTCGTTTAAAGAATACGTACAAGAAACCATGACGACCGGACCAGGAGTTGCTGGCACATCACCATCTGATCCTGCTGACTGGGCACAAGGTTTTAAAAAGAAAAGACGTCGCCCATTAACTCGAAGTTACATTGAGGTTGGCGGTAAGTTTCGTAAGAAAATGAAATGAGGAATGAATTATGTTAAGTGGAATCGTTGGATCGTTGTTGGGTTTTGGAGGTAGTGTAGTTCCCGCAGTTACAGAATATTTTGGTAAAAAGCAAGATAATAAGTTCGAACTTCAAAAGATGGAAAAGAAAGCGGAACTTATCAAATCAGGTTATACTCACGAAATGCAGATGTTTGAGCAGCAAGCGAGCGATAAAGAGCACGCTCGACTCATCGAACATGACATATCAATTAATCAGGGCACCGGATTTATCTCTGGATTACAGCGTTCAGTTCGCCCTGTGATCACATACAGTTTCTTCATTCTGTTTGCTACAGTTGAGATCACGCTCCTACAAAAAGCGATGGCGATGGACATTCCCTTTAACGAGGCGCTCGCGATTATTTGGGATGATGATACTCAAGCAATCTGGGCAGCAGTTGTTTCGTTTTGGTTTGGATCGCGTGCTATTGAAAAGTCAAGGAACCGCGTAAACAACTCTTGACTAACCACTAGATATAGTGTACTATTGAACTCTAACGATTGAAGAGCAACTAAATCATGCCAATAAGAATACAACCTGACCGAGACAACCTACTTGAAGATTACGCGGTCGGAATGCTCAAAGACTTTTATATGCTCGAGACTGAGTCTTCGCCTCAAGAGGCATACGCTCGAGCAGCACGTGCTTGGTCAACGTTCCAAGGAGATCTGGATCAAGACCTAGCAAAACGACTCTATGAGTACGTTTCTAAGAAGTGGTTTATGTTCGCTTCTCCTGTCCTCTCCAACGCTCCAGACAAAGATGGAAAGGGCAAGGGCATGCCCATCTCATGCTTTCTCACATACGTCCCAGACACGCTCGACGGTTTGATTAATCATTCGTCAGAGTTACGCTGGTTGTCAGTAATGGGCGGTGGAGTCGGAGGTCATTGGAGTGATGTGAGAACTGTTTCAGACATCGCTCCAGGACCCATCCCATTCCTTCACACCGTGGATGCTGATATGATTGCCTATCGTCAGGGCAGGACTCGTAAGGGTTCATATGCCGCATACCTTGACGTATCGCACCCTGACATCATAGAATTCCTAAATATACGTATACCCACTGGCGATGTCCAGCGGAAAGCACTGAACTTGCATAATGCCATCAATATTTCTGATGAATTCATGCAAGCAGTGGTGAGTAACACAGACTTTGAACTTCGTGATCCAAAAGATGATGCAGTTAAAGAAACAGTGAATGCTCGTAAACTATGGGAGCGAATCCTTGAGGTGCGCTTCCGAACGGGCGAACCTTATTTGAATTTCATCGATACAGCAAATAACGCATTGCCAGATCATTTGAAACAACTTGGATTGAAGATCCATGGATCAAATCTCTGCAATGAAATACATTTACCGACTAGTGCTGAAAGGACAGCAGTTTGTTGCCTTTCGTCACTAAACTTGGAGTATTACGATGATTGGAAGGAAACAACTATTGTTCGGGATCTTATTAGGATGCTCGATAACGTACTTGAGTTCTTCATTAACAACGCACCTGATTCAATCTCAAGAGCAAAATACAGCGCTGCCCGTGAACGTTCCCTCGGATTGGGTGCTATGGGCTTCCACTCCCTTCTCCAAAAACATGGAGTTGCATGGGAATCTACCACCGCTTGTGAGATCAACGATGTTGTCTTTGAACACATCCGAACTGAAGCAGATACAGAAACGCGGTTGCTCGCCGAAGAGAGAGGTGAGTGCGAGGATGGCATTGGTTCTGGAAGACGGAACAGTCATCTTATGGCAATTGCCCCTAACGCTTCCAGTGGAGTTATCTTGTCAACTAGCCCATCGATCGAACCTTCAAAAGCAAATGCCTACACGCATCGCACAAGAGCAGGGTCGTTCCTAGTCAAGAATAAGTATCTCGAAAATTTACTCGAGAAGCATGGCGAGAACAATGAATCGAACTGGACTTCGATCATAACGAATAAAGGTTCGGTTCAACATCTACCATTCCTAACGGAAGGGGAGAAGGCGATCTTCAAAACAGCACAGGAACTGGATCAGAACTGGGTGGTTCAGCATGCAGCAGATCGTCAGAAATATATTTGCCAAGGGCAGTCGGTCAATTTGTTCTTCCCGTCTGGTGCTGACAAAGCATACGTCAACAAGGTACATCTGAAGGCATGGAAAGAAGGTCTGAAGGGTCTGTACTATCTGCGTACAGAAGCGAAGAGTCGTGCCGAAAACGTCTCTGAGAAGGTTGAGCGCGTTGCTCTACAGGATGACACGCGTTCTATCATTTACGGTAAGAAGAACTGCCCGTATTGTCAGATGGCGAAAGATGAGATGACCATGCGCGGTTTACCGTTTGACTACATTGACCTTGAAGAAGTGGGTAAAACTGCATCTGAAGTGACTGGTAGAAGGGTTGGCACAGTGCCTCAGATTTATCTTAACGGAAGTTATATTGGCGGATATGATGACTTGATTGGATACCTAAATAATACTCCTACCAATCAAGAAGAATCTGAATGCAGAGCATGCGAGGGATAATACATGTCGTTGTTACAACCAAGTAAAACCTACAAACCATTTCTATATCCTTGGGCAGTAGAATTGGCAAAAAAGCATGAAGAGATCCACTGGATCGAAGATGAGGCAGAACTCAGTGAAGATGTCCAAGACTGGAAAACTAAACTATCCGAAGACGAAAAAGAGTTCATCACTCAAGTCCTTCGTCTTTTCACACAGTCAGATGTTCAGGTGGGCGAGAACTACCATGAACTGCTGATCCCGCGTTTTAAAAACAACGAAGTGCGCAATATGCTTTCTTCGTTTGCTTCCCGCGAAGCAGTACACCAGCGTGCCTATGCGCTGTTGAATGACACACTTGGTTTGCCTGACGAGGATTACCATAAGTTCCTCGAATACAAAGAGATGGCAGATAAGATTGACTTCATGAAAGAAGGTGATTGTAACAGTAAGACGGGTCTCGCGCTCGCGCTCGCGCAGTCAGTATTCAATGAAGGTCTCTCGGTGTTCGCATCATTCGTCATGCTCCTCAACTTCCAACGTTTCGGTAAGATGAAGGGCATGGGTACAATCGTCGAGTGGTCCATTCGTGACGAGTCAATACACGTACAGGGCAATGCTAAGTTGTTCCGCACACTCTGTGAAGAGTCGCCGCGTATTGTTAATGATGAACTGAAATCTAAGATCTACGAGATGGCAAAAAATGCAGTAGAACTTGAAGACAAGTTCATTCAACTCGCTTTCAAAGGCAACGATGTACAGGGTCTTACAAAGGACGAAGTACGCAAATACATTCGTCATATTGCTGATCGCCGTTTGCTACAACTTGGACTCAAGACTAAGTTCAGACAAAAAGACAATCCACTACCTTGGCTTGACTGGGTACTTAATGGTGCATCTCACGATAACTTCTTCGAGAAGCGAGTCACCGAATACTCAGTAGTTGGCATGGAAGGCGACTGGGGGTGGGAAGAGGTCGCCTGATGGAATTCGAATACGAGTTTGAGTGCCCAGTTTGTGATACAGCGATGACGTTGGTGGTAAAGGATTGCGAAGAACCACCAACGCATTGCCCCATGTGTGGTTCTCCTAACGATGAGCATTGGGAAGACTTATGACTTGGTATTATGAAGACGAAGTATTCGATCCGGATGAGGACTTTATCAAGGACTATGTTGGGTTCGTGTATTGCGTGACTGAGAAAGAATCAGGCAAGAAGTACATTGGTAAGAAGTTCTTTTGGTCAGTCCGCAAACTCCCACCACTCAAAGGCAAGACTCGTAAGCGAACCAAGGTTACCGAGTCTGACTGGCGCAAGTATTATGGATCCAACGAGCAACTCAAATCATTAGTAGAGGAGCGCGGTGGTGACGCATACCACCGAGAGATCCTTCGCCTATGTACTACGAAAGGTCAGTGCTCATACTACGAAGCGAAGGCGCAGTTTGATCACGATGTACTGTTGAGTGATGAATATTTCAACGAATTTATCGGTTGTAAAATTCACTCTAAACATTTACATTAGTATAAATATTTTTTATAATTGAATGATAATGGAGTTTTTATAATGGCATTGAATAATAGATTACACGTATTCGAAATTCTTGAAAAGGCGTCAAAGCTTAAGAGTAGGGATGAAAGAATTGAAATGTTAAGGCAACACAAAATTATGCCTCTTTTAGATGTATTGAAGGGCACATTCGATAATACCATTCAGTGGAATCTTCCTGATGGTACTCCCCCATACACCCCTAACGCAGAGGATGCTCCTTCACCCTCTTCGCTGTTAAAACAACACATGAACTTCAAGTATTTCGTCAAGGGATTGCGCGAGAGCAGCAGTCTTCCAGCAGTTAAACGTGAGCGTATGTTCATCGACCTGCTAGAGTCTGTTTCTCCGCAAGATGCATCGGTCGTAGTATCGATGATCAATAAGAAGAGTCCATATAGAGGGATCACGAAGAAACTCGTACAAGACGCGTTTCCTGACCTGATTGTGGAATGATTTGATAACCCCGTTGTGAGAATAGAAACTAAAGGAGGCACTTCCATACTATATTATTGAGTCTATAATCCAAGTAAAACAATAAGGAGGTCTTATGACTACATTTAATCAGTTGGAACGACTGAGAAGAGATTCACGAGAACTTGGGCATTATATTCACAAATTGCAGAAAAGAGGTAATTCTAATAAAGCGTATCAACTCTCTAAGAAACAAACGTTTCTAGAGAACGCTATATCAGAAGTAGAATCCCGCGTAAGGAGGTGATCCTATCTGGACATGCCCTCTTTATGGGGGCATTGTTCCCTTTACCATGGAAAAAACTTATGCCAACATATGATTTAAAAAATACGAAAACTGGCGAAACAAAAGAGTTTATTGTTTCGATAAGTAAGAAAGAAGAGATGGTTGCTAGCGGAGAATGGCAACAAGTACATCTCGCTGCGCCACGAGACGTAACGCACGTCGGCAGTATGATCAGCAAGACCGGAAGCGACTGGAGCGATCATCTGAAAAATATTAAGAAGTCAACTGGGAAACGTGTTAAAAATACGATTAACGTCTGATGAAAACAAAACAGCAGCAATCGGAATCGATGATCATTCGCATCGATGACCTCCGTACCATAGAACCCATCACTGATCATCAGCACCAAGCATTTAATGCATGGCGCGAGGGAGACCACCTAGCATTGATGGGCACCGCCGGAACCGGCAAAACTTTCTTGGCAATGTATCTTGCTCTCGAAGAAATCCTTGACCGTTCTACGCCATACGATCAACTCATTATCGTGCGTTCTGTTGTACCGACTCGTGACGTTGGATACCTTCCTGGATCGCTCGAAGAAAAACTCGATGCCTTTACTGGACCATATCGTGCTGCCACTGCTGAGATGTTCGAAGACAACAAGGCATACGAGAAACTCATACACAACGATTACCTGAAGTTTGAGTCAACCTCGTATATTCGTGGCGTAACCTTTGACCACTCTATTATACTGGTCGATGAGTGTCAGAATCTAAACTTCCACGAACTTGACTCGGTGATCACGCGTGTGGGTCAGGGTACTAAAATAATTTTCTCTGGCGACTATAAGCAGTCAGACTTTAAGAGCGACAGAGATAAGAAAGGAATAAATACTTTTTTACAGATCTTGGATCAAATGAAGAACTTCTCGGTCATAAACTTTACATGGGAAGACATCGTAAGAAGCGACTTCGTCCGAGATTACATCATGACAAAGGAATGGATGGACATATGAACAAGGAAAGAGTTTTCGAGCAACTTAAAATCGACGAGGGCGTGAAGTATGAAATCTATCGCGACCACTTGGGTTATCCTACGTTTGGCGTCGGTCACTTAATTGTGAAGGATGACCCAGAGTATGGAGAACCTGAGGGAACTGAGGTATCTGAAGATCGCGTATGGGAAGCATTCGAGCAAGACTTCCGTATTGCGGATCAAGAGTGTGTCGCCTTGTACGGTAACAAGTTTATGATGTGGCCAGATGAGGTACAGGAAATCCTAGTGAATATGATGTTCAATATGGGGCGTACTCGCTTGGCGAAATTTAAGAACTTCCGCGCAGCACTTGAAGACAAAGATTGGAAGCGTGCTGCTGTAGAAGGCAGAGACAGTCGCTGGTATCGTCAGGTAACGAACCGCGCCGAACGATTAATGACCCGAATGGAGAATGTGTGACCCATGGCAAAGTACAACCGTTTCGACCCTAGAAACAAAAAGAAGGACCGCCACAAAAACCAATACCTAGATCGCTCATCATATAAAAGAAAGGCACGACAAGATCAGCAAAACGAGTCGCACTTCGAAGAGCGAATGCAAACAAAGTACAATTGAGGTTAGTATGTTTGAAAATTTTTTATTATGTTTTGTGTCAGTATTGCTCATAATCACTCAGTATAACATCTGGATCGTCAAAAACCAACTTGAGTCTCTGAAAGAAACTTTGAAGAAATTGGACGCTGAAGAATGAAGACGCTTATCTATCAAGTCTGCATCGGAAACGCAGCGAAATCTAAACTGTACAAGCACTGTATGGAATCAGTAAAGCATTATTGCGAAGCGCACGGTATCGACTATATTAAGCAAGATGTACCAGTTCTCAGAATTAAACCTAATGTTTTTCGTACCAATCGTAGCAAAGAGTCATACGAAAAACACGGCGGATACCTGCCTATCTACGAGAAAGAAAATGCATTCGCGTATCTCGAAGAGTATGACCGGATCGCTATTATTGATGCCGATATCTACATTCGCCCTGACTCACCAAATATCTTCGAAGATTTCGGTGACGATCATGCGTTCGGTGCTGTGTCTGAACGCGAGATGCCAATCACCGAGCAATATAAAACAAAGATTAAGGGATACTCAAGCATGCAGTATTCTTCTCTTCACAAACCACAAATTGGAATTGATCTCAAACCGAACGATCTTGGATTCGAATTCTACAACATGGGTATGATCGTGTTGAACAGCGAAAAGTTCTTGCCGTTCCTCAAAGGTCAAACGCCAAAACAGTTTATTGAACGCGCAGAGTTTCAGAACTTTGTTGACGGTATGGGCGCATGGAAATGGAGCACCGATCAAACGCTGCTTAATTTCTTCTTGAAAAAGCATAAAGTCCCGACTAAGCATATGGACTGGAAGTGGAATGGACTATATACCGCTAACACCAAATTGGATGAATGTCATTTTGTGCACTTTTTCCTGAAGGATAAGTTGCCAGAGGCAGGTGAAAACGTCAAACAACTAATGGAATTGATATAATGATCAAAACAATTTTCGTACATATTCCCAAGTGCGCTGGCATGACAATTCGAAGAAGTCCATTGCTAAACAACAAGATAATTGTAGGCACACCAAATAATCACAAAAGTTCTTCGTATTCTTCTGCCGTAAAGAAGAAAATGGATTCTATCGGGGACCATCATGGATATGAGCATGCTCGCTGGAGAGATTATAAAGAAGATCTTCGTTTGATGCACAATGCTGTCGCGGTCGCACGTAATCCTTGGGATCGTGTTGTTTCTCGATATTTTTTTGCCAAAAAGGTAATCGAGGTTGAAAAGAAAGAACCTGTTGGTAAGCATAAAATTGATTCGTTCGAGCATTTTCTTGAAGAAAGGTTTGAGTGGGGCGATCAAGATTATATGTGGCATCGTGCTATCCGAGGTTGGTATCCTTCGACCGAGCACGTTTGCGACGAGAACGGCAAACTCCGTTGCGATATGATGCGTTTCGAGAACCTAAACGATGATCTGTGTAGTTACTTTAATCTTCCGACCATGACTCGCGCGAGAAATGTTACTGGACTAAACGAAGGGACATATATGGATATGTATACGCCAGAAACTATACAAATCGTAGCAGACTGGTACAAGTCCGACATCGATATGTTTGGGTATGATTTTGATACTGGTGCTCGACATAATTATTGGAACGGAAAAACAGAATGAATTGCAAATTGCATTATCTGCCACTTCATACTGGTTCTTGTAAACAATCTAAAGAATCATTACATAGTTTTTTAGAATATGGATGGAACGTCGAATTAGTAGAAGGGTACACTCCTGAAACTGCTGACACAAACCTCGGTTTGATAAAGGGTGGACGTCTTTACAATTTTCAGAAAAAAAACCAAAAAAAATTCTTAACCAAAAGGGCGTGCGTGTTGAATCACGTTAGGTTTTGGAAAGAGGTCGTTGTTTCTAATGTACCTCAAGTGTTCTTGGAACACGATACTATTGCTATCGCTCCTCTGGAAGAGTGTAAATTTGAAGATGTGTTGGTTTTGAATATGGACTTCGCATTTAAGTTTGGTGCGCTTCGCGGAAAGTTTCGTGATTATCCGAAAGATTCCAAAGATAGGGTGATAAAACTAGGGAAAGATTACCCTCTCAAGTGTAACATAAACAGTTCTCCCTTTAAAGGTGCCTCTATGGTTCCTGGTACTGCAGCATATGCGATAACTCCAAAGGGTGCTGCGAAAATGTTACAAGTTACCGAAGAACGAGGACTAGAGCAGAGCGACTTTATTCTCAATGACATGAACGTCGTCATAGAATATTTAAACCCCAGTCCTGTCAAATTTAATAATATAAATTTAAAAACATCGCACGGTCATTAAACACACTACGCTTGATTGTCATAGGAGAATAAATTATGATGAAGACGCCAGTAAATATTGACTCGGTCAATATAATTGATTTGATTAAAAACGGAACTTCTGGAATAGAAATTGGAGTTTGGAAAGGAAGTACAACCCGAAGGTTTTTGCAGAAAAACTTATCAAGTTTAACGTTAATCGACCCTTGGTCGATCGACCCATACAAAAAACTTGGACAATCAGAATTCGATTCATATCTTTCTAAATATTCTACTTTGGTAAAAAGCGAAGATGAAGAAAATTTTCAATCATACTATGATGAGGTTTATGAAGAAGTTTATGCAGAGTTTGGGAATTTAAAAAATGTCAACATATTCCGAGGCACCAGTTCACAATGGTTTGAAAACTGGAATGGTGAACAGGTGGACTGGATTTATATTGATGGCGATCATACGTATGAAGGTGCGCTGTATGATTTAAATCTTTCCGTCGAGGTTGTTAAGAAAGGAGGGTTAATCATAGGTGATGATTATAAATGGAAAGAGAATTGCGGCAAAGAGGGCGTTACTCAAGCAGCAAATGCATTTAGTAAATCTAATGGGTTTGAGATAATCCAACACGGCAAACGTCAATTCGTTATGGTTAATCAATAAGAACCGCGCCTATAGGCAATTAAAACATGATAGTGTTAGTCTCTTACGATCCCGCTGACCCTGAGTCAATTCTGAAAGCAGAAGAAACCAAGGCATCTGTTGAAAAATATGATGAATGGGGGGGATGCTCGTTAGTGCCTATGATTACTCGCGAGCAATTACCCAACACTAAATGGATAAAGAACGGTAAAATACATTCTCATGAGATCAAAGTAGAAGAGTTTCCGGAAGAACCAGAATACTATAGAAACCTTCTTTACCAGCAACGACTAGCGATATCGCACAGATTATTGTGGCAGAGAATAATAAGGGTGAAGCAAAGTGCTGCCATAGTCGAGGCAGGAATGCTTTGCTACTCAAACTGGACTAACATAAAGTTCAAAGATTGTTTGATATTGGAGATGGAGCATGCGTTTGATTATCCTACACCACTCGAAAGGTTTTGGATGCATACGCCAAAGGGCAGAGAAACCGGAGCGCATCCTCTCGACTCGACTCATCCCCTGAAAAATACATGCGATAATGCCTATCATGGTGCCGACCTAATTCCTGCCCCTGTTTCGTATGCCCTTAATGTTCGAGGTGCTAATAAACTTCTGCAGGCAATTGCTAAGAATGGAATCGACCAAGTTAATCATACGATTAATAGTAAAGCAATCGATCTTGAATTTTTGTACCCGAGCGTATTTAGATACAAGACCGCGAATTTAATAACAGACGGAACGAGACTACCTTGAGATGTACCTACGCGACGAAAAAATTTTATTCGTTCATATTCCCAGGAATGCTGCTCAAAGCGTAACAGTGTTCTTCTATAATTGTTTAGGGATATTAGACCTGTTTGCTAATACGAATGGATACAATGAGATTCGCAAAGAGAAGACCATCGAAGAACTATACAACTCAGATTCTCCGAACGAGCGATACCTATTCGCAAAGAACAATCGGTGGAAAGTTCCTGGACCAATCGTTCTGACTTATATGACAATGCAAGAATACATTGATTATGAATATATTTCGCGCGAAGAGTTGCCTTCTATCAAAAAAATAGTTACAGTAAGAAATCCATACGAAAGAATTATTAGTGCATGCAACTATAAAGCTGTTGCGCCAAACAGACACTGGATCCAGAAAGTTGCAAATTATGACAGGGTTCGATCAGAAAAGATGCGACACTTTATGAGGCAGTCAGATTTCTTAAAATTAGACGGAGAGATTGCCATGGACCATATAGTCAAGGTTGAGGACATACATACCATACCTTCGTTGGTTTCTGATCGAAT